CTTTCCCTACAAGTCTCGCAAGGTAGTTTACCGAAGTTGAGCCATTAGGCATCGCTGTATTTATATATAACCTTGTAATAGCCGACCAATTAGTTCCTTGACCGCCATAATTTTCAAAAGATATCGTACCTTCCGGTCTTTCGCTCGGATCTGGTTCTAAAACAATAAACTGCCAGCTAATATTCTTGAGATAGCTATTTATAGAGTAGTTAGATAGTGCTTGAACAGAGAAGTTTTTAGTCTGCCCATTTTCTACCGATGTTCCGATTACTATATCAGAGCCATCCGGTTGTGATTTTAACTGGTAAGACGATATTCCACTCATTAGTTAAATACTCTTATTTCTATTATGGTTGATTGAATTCCTCCGAATCCAAAATCATCCTTTACAAAGGTTGCTTCCGCAGTGCCGTTGAACTCATAATAACCAGTGATTATTTTTATTGTTTGACTATCGTGAAATCCTGTCATTGTGGGATTTTGAGATCTTGCTGATCTATATCCACCTGTAATAACCATAGCTTCGCCGTCAGCTGGATAAGTACCGCTTGCCATAAACAGCGTTGTGTACCCTGTGCTGTAACCTATTCCTGTAAAAGAAATACTAGTGTCATTTGATAAAACAGAATAAGTTGGATTATTGTTTCCTGATTGAGTCAGTTTCACAAAAAGAGAAGTATATGGCGGTGCGCTACTTGCGTACTGAGGAACATTTAAAACTCCTCCTACTAAAGTGGCTGCGCCTGAAGTTCCTGTAGTAGTTAAGCTAGAAAAAGCTTGAGTCTCAGGATTTATCCAGGCTGTACCCGTAGCGGTTGAGCTTAATACTTGTCCCGATGTACCTACACTAGAAGAAGCATCAGCCAATGTTGATGTTATTCTAACAGTATCTAGTACTGTGTCACCTGTAACGCTTAAGTCATTACCAACAGATACGTCATTAAGGGCTATAACATTATTGTTTCCAGTAATATTACCTCCAATAACAGCTGATCCAGTAGTGGCTAAATCACTAATGTTAGCAGTTCTTGTAACTGTAAGATCTCTACCAGCTATTAAATCGTTTGAAGCGTTTAAATCACCTGTTACGTTTATACTAGAAGCAGTTTCACTCATTAAAGAATCCGTCAACGTATCTGTGTCAGACCACTTAGGAATAAAAGTAGCGGTTCCAGAGCCGTTAGTAAGGCTCGATGTTGTTATAATGTAACTAGATAAATCACCTATTTCTAATGTGTTTGTTCTATTGTCGCTAGATATGTCAACTACTGTTAGTAGATCACCTGTTGCTAGCGCTCCTATTTGTGGGTAGCTATAATTTATTGCCATGTCTTATTTTTTAGATTGTTTTTTCTCTGCTTTTGTACCGTCTTTCTTACCCTTCGCTTGTGTTCCACCTCTGTTATGAGATGACGATGTGAATTTTCCAGTATTGTGATCGTAGTCTTTACCAACTAACCAATTTGACCCATGCTTTTTAATCGCTTCTCGCCTCTTTTTCTGACTATCTGCTCTTTTAGCTTTCCTGTCTGTTGAGTTAGCCGCTTTTAAGTCTCGCACTGCTTTAGCCTTCGCTGCTGCTGGACTGAGTTTTTGTTTTCCCATATTAGTTAATTTGCATAGTCTTTATACTTACACAAAACGCTGTTATTTTACACACCCAATAAATACCAATAGTATGACAATAGCCCCTTACTCTATAACTTATAAGGCTAATGTCACAGTTTTTAAAAAGTTATTAAATATATAGGGGTATGGTGTTACCCCCTATCTCTCTGATTTCCAACGACTTACGGAAACACATTTCATTTTACCGGGTCCCCCAACTTTATTTTCGTTTTTTGATATATATACGTGGTTTTCAGCGTGTTACATTGTAGCATTAAGCTTTTTCCCTGGTATTTTTATCTTTTTTCTTTAGAAAAATGTATAGCATACTACCGCTATCGCCGAGAACTTTACAAAAATAATACGCTTGTCGTTAGATAATATAACTGTAACCAAATAACTATAACATGAAACATTTAAATCTTAATTCAGTAATCAAATTAATTTCTTTATCTACTATTCTATTCTTATCAATAATAGTTTTAGTTGATACATTACAAAATGGTTCTAACCTTTTATAGTGGAGAACATTACAAAGAAAATACGAGCATCAATAGATAATATAACTGTAACTAAATAATAATAATTAAATATAATAAACATGGAAACATTAAAAACCAAAAGATTCGTAGTAAGAAAATCATTAGTAGGTAAGAATCAAATCATTGAAGTAACATTCAAATCTGGAAAACAAGTAACATACAATCATGATAAGGTATATGATATAATGAAAGACAAACTAGAAACTATGAATTGTTTCATCAAATATAAGTCTTATACTTCATCAACAAGTATTCCAGTAATCTTAAGGGACAAAGAAATAGTCTAGTCCCTTTCAAACAAATCATTAACACTTAAATATATAAACATGTCAAATTACTTTACAACAATCGAAAAGATATCGTGGAACTTATACGATAAATCATACACTAAATTATCATCAGAAGAAAAGTCTAACGTAACAGAAGTATATTATGATTTCTACTAAACCAACACATCGATCAGAGGTACATACAAGACCTGACGGAACTAAGTACGTTAAATGTATTCGTATAAACAAAGAAGAAATGCCTTTCACTGACGAACAAAAAGGCATACAAAGATGGCTTGAACAATACAAGTAAAACAGTGACAATAGCCCCTTACTAGATCTTAATTAACACCCTAATGTCACACTTTTCTTTACGTAGCTTTTCGCTATGTATAGCATAGTGTATAGCACTTCGCTTTTTACAAAGAAATTACGCTTCGCTTAAGATAATATTTAATAGACACTCTCGTGTATAGCACCTCGCTCTGCTCGAGAACGTTACAAAAATAATACGTACTTGTTATGATAATATAAATGTAACCAAAATAAATAAATAATAACTTAAATAAATAATAAAATGGAAAACTTAAAATCAAAACGCTTCGTAATCAGAAAATCATTAGTAGGTAAAAACCAAATAATCGAAGTCACTTTTAAAAACGGTAAACAAGTAAGTTACAACCACGACCTCGCTTTCGAGATAATGAAAGACAAATTAGAGTCAATGGAGTGCTTCAAAAAGTATAAATCTTACACTTCTTCAACCTCACTACCAGTAATTTTAAGAGATAAAGTAATTATTTAATCAATTAAGTGTTGAGAGAGATGGTGTAGTACCTCACCCATCATTTCTTTCAACAAATAAAACAACACCTCTGACGGAGTTTAAAATACTACTCTTACATCAATGTATATAAATAACTTACGGTGTATTAGAATCAGTGAAAACACTGTCTACAAATAAAATACGTCTACTCGTAGATAATATAAATGTAAAAACTAATAAATATAAATAATATGATGAGTAATTGTTGTGGCGCCGAGCCAAGTTACCTAAGTGACGAACTATGTGGAGATTGCCTAGAGTGGGCAGAATTTGATAATGAAGAATAAATAAAATATAATATTATGAGTAATACAAAAAATAAAACTTATTTATGGAATGAAGAAACCATAAACTACTTTCAATTCACAAGTTGTTACATATCAGGTGAAGAGCTTTATGAGAAAATACAAGAGTTCGTAGAAACTGACTGTGTAATAGAAGATGGCGAGACTGAAGAAGATTTAGTAAACGACCTTTACAAACAAATTACGTCCGCTCACGGATAATATAAATGTAACAAATAAAATATATAATATGAATAGAGAATTTTTTCACACAGTACTAATTACAGTAACAAACCTAACTATCAAAGCGGTTATGGTATCACTAACAAGTTTAGCGGCAACAGGTATTGCTGTATTAATATTCAAACTAGTAACTAATCCAAACTCTTTCAATAGTGTTGGCGGCTTTATCAAGTAATATGAGTACAGAGTATAAATCAGAGGTGAAAACCAAGGCAGATGGTACAAAGTATGTACAAGTAACACGAGTGAATGTAATAGAACCTGAGATGACCGAGCAACAAAAAGGTATCGCTAGATGGTTAACAAAGTATAAAACTAATAATGTATAATATGAAATTAGACAAGAATGAATTAAGCTTAGTGATACTAGGTATGGAAGCGTTAATGGAGCAATTAAAAGATGATGATATTAGAGATGTATTAGACGAGAAAGAAAACAGAAGAAGATACTATGAGTGTTGGGATATAGCGAACAAAGCAAGAACTTTACTATCACAAAAATAATACGTTACGAGTAAGATAATATAAATGTAATTAAAATATATATAACATGCAAGCATTAAAATTTAAAAGTAAAACAAGATTAATATTCAACGGTATATTATACAGAGGCTTTAGTATCAGTGAGATACCTAGCGCTTTCGGCTTCATCTACGACGAGAACAATGATAAAGATGGTATAACAGAGTGGTTTAATTATAAAGGTTTAACTTGGATAGCGGAATAATATGAGAAAACTAAAGATAGACGAATTAGATAACGTAAACCTTAATGGTTACAAGGTAGGTGAATTAAATGGTTTTACCTACAAACAAATAAAAAAAGCGTTAGGTAAACCAACATTCAAACCAAGTTACTCAGGTGATGGCAAGGTACAATACGAGTGGGTTGTGTTATACACTGACAAAGTGTTCAGAGTTTACGACTGGAAAACCTATGATAAAAAATATACTAAAAAATCACTAACAACATGGAGCGTCGGTGGTAATACAAGCTGTGACTGGTTCTTACAAACGTTAGTAGCTAAAATACAAGCAAATGATTAACATAAAGCAAATAAGAGACATAGTAGAAGACAATGTAGGTTTTAACCTTGAAATTAAAGGTAGAAAACGTTATCACTCAGATGCTCGAGCATTATTTTATAAGCTGTGTCGAGAATATACTAACGACACTTTTGAAACTATCGGTAACGAGTTGAATAAGAATTATGCTACCGTTGTTCACGGCGTACATAAAGTATTTCCAGTGACAGATCAAGTGCTATACACAAGCATCAAACAGCAAATTAATAACTCCGGCAGGCGAGCTATCGGTATCAAAGCATTAAACACTATAGCTAGCGTAGAGTACGGTGTCAACTGGAGTGATTTAAACGAAGAGCAATTAGAATTTATTCAACAGAATTACTTCTTACAAAAATAATACGATCACTCGTAGATAATATATATGTAACAAAAATAAAAAATATGAAACTAATTAAAATCACAAGCAGAGGAAGTTTACACTTCGAACTATCAGACGGCAGAATAGGTACAGTATCTGAATCAGGTTATGTACGAGTAAATACTAAGCATGACAATTTCTATCACAGAAAACGTTTATTCTATCAAATCAACAAGAAAACACCGTATGCAAATGAAAGAAATCCAGAGTGGATAAACTTCAAACGCGAAACAATTCCAAACCACGTCGATAGAATAAAATTCCTTTACGCATTTAACCAAAAAAACTGTCAATAATATGAAAGACTTAAATCAAATAGAAAAAAGACTAAAAAAATCTGCTGAAGAAGAACTAGAGCTAGTAGTAACTAGCTTCGCAAGATCATTAGAATTTTTAGCAGACAGGTACGGTGGTGGTAGATGGTTCGATTTATCTGAAGACATAGTAAGTCACTCACATCACTCATCGTCTTGTATGAATCATTATAGATTTAAAGAAGCTTTATTGAAATCACTAAAAAAGTCTTATGTTGAGGCAATGGTAGCTAAAAAATCAAAAGAATTAATTGAAAAACTAGAGCTAATATGAAACTAACTTGGGAAGAAATTAAAGATATTGCTAACCGTTTAGACGAGATAATAGGTGACAACTTTCACGACGCTATGTGGAACACTATAAGCGAAAGAGATATTGACTATGACTTTGAAGTAAGTGACGAAGATATACTATCAATTAAAGAACAATTAAAAAGAATATTATAATGAAGATGCAATTAAAAGTAAACAGAATATCCGCTACGATGTTAGATAAACTATCAGACGTATGCGAATGGGAACTCGATGGTGATCACATCATAGAAGACGGCGACGAGTTTACTGCTATACACACCGAGCTTATGCACCGTGTAATTAGCCGTATGTATCAAGATATAAACTTAGGTAGATAAACTAGACTAGTAGCTTAATTAGACGCATAGGAACTCAGGGAGGAGATACGTGTGTACATAAGCAAATTGCTAGTTACTAAGTGAAAGAGCTACGATGAAATACACGTAAACTCGACTAGCTGGTAATACGCTCAGCGAATAAATAACAATGGTAAATGACTGAGTAAGACGTGTATGGTAATGAAGATAATTTCAAGTGGGTTCGATTCCCACCGCGTCACTAACTAATTAAATTAAAAGTTATGAGTAAAAAAGTAAATGGCTGGAGTAACTATGCCACGTGGAGAATTCACGCAGAAATACTTGGTAATATAGAGTTTGACTATGTAGTTCAGCCAAGCGAATTAAAAGAAATAGTTGAAGATTGTGTGTTTAGAAACCCAAACACCTGCAGTACACCTTACTTAATAGAAGATTATGCGAGAGCATTTTTAGCTGAAGTAGAATATATCGAGTTAGCTACAGCGTATAACGAAGATTACAAACAAAATACGATCACCGTATGATAATATATATGTAACAAATAAAAATAAAACAATGAAAAACTTACTAGAAAGACTAAAGCCAGAAATAAGATTAAAACTAGAATCAAACAGAGATAGATATGCATCAAGCGTTGATAGAATATTTGTAAAACTAAGCAGTGAATTATTTTACGATAATCTTTCAATGAGTACTATCGGTAGTATATACACATTCGCTGAAGTAGATTTAATAAAAACAAGTGTATGGGATCTAAAATACGGCGATAATATTTTAAACTTAGAAGATGATGACTAAATATGAAATACAAGACAGAGCTAGCAATAAAGCTTTTGCTAAAATCTCGATGTTAAAAATAGAGATCGATCAACTGTCATACGACATAAAACATAAGTTAACTGGTCCAATCACTATGAACGAACTAGAGTTACTACTATCAAGTACAGAAAAAGAGCTACAAGTGTGGCAATATATAACAGAATCAATAGAAAAATCAAATAAAGAATAAATTATGGAAGCACAATCATTAGAAAACAGAATTGAAACACTAGAAACAATGTTAGCACAAGCTAAACAAGACGCAAATCAAATGACCAAAGAGTTGTCATTAGCAAAAATCGCGCTAGAAAAAATTAATCTACCTAAAATAACCAAGGAAACTGTAGATGAAATCAGAGAAGCTATTACTCAAACAATTAGCAACTATGACTTCGATAGATCAGACTCTTATTCTTATGAGTTAGAAATTGATTATGACAATAGAATACAGTTAGGTAGTATTGAGTTTGACGCAGCTGATGACCTTGCTGAATATATATCAGACAGTGTTGAAGAGCTATTCAATATAATTGATGACGAAGAATAGTTACAAAAATAATACGACACAAGTAAGATAATATATTAAAATAATACATCATGAATTTACTAACTCAAAACTCAAAATTAAAAAAGACATCTAAATCGCTAGGTGTCCGTGTATTCAACTTTGGTATACCAGCTTATAAGTCCGCATCAGGCAAACTAACATGCCCTATGGCAGATGCTTGTGTCAAATTTTGTTATGCTAAAAAAGGTGCATACATCTGGTCTAATGTACAACCAGCATTCGAAAAGCGTTATCAATTATCTAAGACAGATGACTTTGTTAATAAAATGTACTCAGAAATAGTTAAAAAGAAACCAGACTATGTAAGGGTACACGACTCTGGCGACTATTATTCTAAAAAATACCTAAACAAATGGATCGACATTGCCTTATTATTTCCAGAAGTTAAGTTTTACAGCTATACCAATATGGTCGAGATGATGCTATACACGTCTCTACCTAGTAACTTCGACATCATATTCAGCGATTCAGGCAAACAAAAGCATATGATAGACAAAATACAACACAGGCATACTAAAATATTCTCTAGCAAGGCAGAATTAGATGACGCAGGCTATATTGATGCATCTTCTATCGATCTTATGGCAACAAAATGGTTTAATAAAACAAATAAAGTAGGACTAATTATACACTAATATGGAAAGTATGACAGATAAAATAGAACCACTAAGAATAACTATTGAGTTTTACAATAAAAAAATATCTACAGAGGTTGATCATTCTGATCTAACACTTGAAGATTTACATGGTATGTGGATAGAGATAGTAAGAGCCATGGGATATAATGATAGTACTATAAAAGAACAATACGAAGAATAAACAATATGGAAAATCAAACATTACAACAGTTCAAAGATATGCAAAGACGTAATATGCAAGAAGCTATTTCAAAAGGTAGGCTCGTAAATAGTGTAACTGGCTTTGAATGCAGCAGAATGCTTGACCGTAGCGTCATTATGAACGAAAACAGAAGAATTAAAAAGAAATGGGCTAAATGGTCTAAAGAATCAGAACTTAAAGAACAAGAATAAAATAACACGAGCGTGTTTACAAAAATAATACGTCCAGCGAACGATAATATAATAAATCAAATAAATATATATATGAGCACATTAACAGAAACAATTAAAGTAGATTCAGTAGCTATTAGTAAAGCTAAATTTAACAGGGACAATAGCACATTAACACTAAAGTTTAAAAACTTATCAGAGTATGATTACTTTGAAGTACCATTGCATGTGTTTAATGGCTTACGAGAAGCTAACTCAAAGGGTAGATATATAAACAAGTATGTAATCGGTGAGTATAAATTCAGAAAATACTAGTATGACAGACAAAGATATTGAAAAATTAGCTAATAAGATAGCCGATATAATATTTAAAAGGCAAGAAGAATACGATGCTCAATTTCAAATCGACTTAAATAATCTCGCGGACGAAGGCCTTTTGTACAATTTTCCAACTTTAGATAAAAAATATTTATTACCAGAGTTAGAAGCAGAGCTAAAATCATGTATTGAAAAAGAGGATTATAAGCAAGCGGCTGTATTAGCAAATAAAATTAAAAAACTAAAAGATGAAAAAAGTTAATAAGTTTTTAAAAAAAGTATTCAGAAAAAGATTACATTTGTATAGACTTGAATCCTCAATAAGACGATTGAAGTACGATATATTAAACGACGTGTTGTTGGATAATAAAATAAACAAAAACAAAGTTGATCTTTTTTATAAGTACAATAGACGTCTACATTTAATAAGATTATTTTATTAATAGTTTAATTTTTTTTATAAAAAAAATATATGGGTAAATCAAGTAAAAGATTCATTGAAATGCAACAAGAATTAATGATGAATCAAGATGAAGTAAATGAGTTGCATGTAATATATGAAACATTAACGTACCAGGACTGTGACAATAGGGCCTAGTATATACTAATAAGGGGCTAATGTCACACGAACGAAATCTTAAATACTTTATAACACGTAGCATCGTATATAGAAGAGATCCTATCAATGATATACCGACTCAGGTTTATGACTGGGGAAGTTACTATGAAAACGGTACTTTTGAATGCTATAGTTTGTTTAGAAGTAAAGCTAAGATAACGACGTATAAAAGTTTAAAATGGCATTTGTTGGTTCTTTGGTATTTGAATCCTAATCTCGACAAAAATAAATTTGAAAATTTATCAAAATATATCTGTGAAAAGTGCAATAACTTTGTTACATTCGATATAGACGAAAGAGTGTTATTAAATATTGTTAAAGAAGTAGAAGCATGTGATCTTGATAGACCACCAAAAAACAAGCTTAGAAAAATAATATTTAATGACTATAGCTTACTAACTCCAACAGAAAAAATGTCTATAGTAGGCAGCATGATTGGAAAGTCTAAGAAAATAAACAAAGATGATATCTACCAATGTATGATAGATATTAATGACAATGGTAATAAAATTACCATAAGCAAAATAGCAGATATATTAAAGTGTTCATCAAGAACAATACACCGAGCTATGTGCGACAGCTTAAAGAGAGAAAAGGAAATTCTAAATAACCAACAATGAAAAAGTATAACATTCAAAATTACATCCGATACAAGGAAGACGTGAAGAGATCTATGCCAGTAGATAAGCCTTACGTAGAGTACACGAGAAATCAATTAATAGTTAAATTTATGCCATTAGTAGAAAACTTAGCAAGAAAGTTTCCAACATCACAACAAGCTTCAGGTATACTATCTATAGAAGATCTAATACAGATCGGTAACGAAGCTTTAATAAGAGCAGTTGACAAACTAGATATTGAAGTACTTAAGGTATCTGAAGATGTTGAGAAAACTTTAAAGTCTTTTCTTAGTAAAAGAATTAAAGGAGCTATAAGAAGACGTGTTGATATGCACAGAGGTAATATGAGAATACCAGAGCATAAAATAAATGAGATACGTAGTAATCCTCAAGATAAAAAAATGGTTGCAATGTTCTTTAATAGTATGTTCTTAAGTGTTGACGAACAAGTTAACAACGATGAAAATGAATCGGCTGTTTTCCAGATCCCAGACGAATCAGAACCTTACAATATACAGTTATTAAATCTGTATTTAGAAAGCCTTCTTAAAAAGCATCTAAATGACAAAGAATACGAGGTAGTAAGACTATCTTATGGTCTTGATTGCGATAAGCATTCAGCCAAGGAAATAGCAAGTCTATTAAACATAGAAGGAGTTAGCAGTTATGTACGTGTAAGCGAGATAAAAAAGCAAGCAGTTAACAAACTAATAGAAAGTGTTGATCACTCTCAAGTGATTGACTTCCTTTAAGTTAGATGATTAAAATGGCCTAAAAACCATGTAATATATGTGATTATAATAATAAGCAAATTTTAAAAACAAACGAATGATATTAAACGAGAAATTAGCTACTATCCAAACAAAGTTTAAATCTAAAAAGTCTAGATTTAACTCCTTCGGTAAATACAACTTCAGATCCGCCGAAGACATTCTTGAAGCAACAAAGCCCTATTTATTAGAACTAGGAGTCTCAGTCGTTATTAGTGAACAACTAATATCAACGGATCCATTTCCAATACTAGAGTCAAAAGCTACAGTAACTGATGGCAAAGATGCTATACACGCGACTGCTATTGTCGGTATTGATCTTGATCAGAAAGGTATGCAAATGCCACAAAAGTTTGGTAGTGCTTCCAGTTATGGAAAAAAGTACGCTCTTGGAAATTTATTTCTAATTGATGACACGCAGGACAGTGACGCTGCTAACAGTCACGGTAAATCAAAAGCAGTAAAGCCTAAGTTAGAAGGCCAAGCATTAGTTAAAGCTAAAGAGTTTATAGCTAAAGGCGGTAGTATCGATGCTATTAAAGGTAAATACGATATTCCTCCTGCTGTTTTAAAAACATTGTAGATGACAGATAAACAAAAAGTTAAAATTCTAAAAGAACTAGAAGATGACGAAAAGTATTATGGAGCGTTCGGTAAGCAGTATTTATCGAACTCTGATATACGAGCTCTGTTAAATGATCCTCTAAATTTTAAAAAACCTATTGTAGGTAATCCAAACTTAGTAAAAGGTGGTTACTTTCATACGTTAGTTCTAGAACCTGATAAGTTAGAGCAATATAAGATCATTGAGGCAGGTAGTAGAAACACTAAGCTGTATAAGGATTTATCAGGCGGTGAGATGTGTCTGCTACAGAAAGAAGCTGATGAGCTACAAGTGTTAAGAGATAAACTTATGGCAAACGATGTTTGCAGAGAGTTGATACAAGATATAGATGTAGAGTATGAAGTACCTGGTTTGATTGAACTTGGTGGTGAAATGTGGAAACTTAAAGCAGATATAAAAAACAATACAGAAAGACTAGTTATCGACTTAAAGACCACGTCAAACATTGATAAGTTTGCTTACTCAGCAAAAGAGTATAACTATGATAGTCAAGCTTACATATACTCATCGTACTTTAATATGGATATGATATTCATAGCTGTAGACAAGATATCAGGTAAAATAGGTATATTCGATTGTTCTAGTAGTTTTTTAGAACGAGGTAAAGAGAAAGTAGAAAAAGCTATAGAGCAATATAAGCTGTTCTACAAAGACAAAGACTTTGATCCTGCTCAGTACTTAGTAACAAAGACGTTGTAGTTTACAAAAAAAATACGTTAGAAAAACGATAATATATATAACAATAATTAATAACTAAAAATCAATTAAAATGGCAAGTATTATTAACGCAAGTATCAATTTAAACAATATTGATAAATCAAAGATCATCGATGGTAAAAAAGGTAAATATCTACCTATTAGTATCACTATTAACGACGAGCCTGATCAGTTCGGTAATCAAGGACCTATAACAATAGCTCAAAGCAAAGAAGAACGCGAAGCTAAATCAGCTAAAACTTATTTGGGTAATGTAAAAGTAGTTTGGACAAACGGAGATAACGTATCAGCAGCGCCTAGAGACGGTCAACAGGCTCAAGCACCAGCTCAGTCATTAACTCCTCAAGCGGATGATCTACCTTTTTAATGGCGATGTATGCAAATGGAAAAACAGGTGTTATAACATATACCTGTGAAACGTGTGAAAAGATTATGACTGAAGAAGATCATGACTTTTGTGATATGTGCCCTGATTGCTTAGACGGGTAGTAACAATTAAATTAAATTAAATACCGCAATTAAATGCAGACAGTAGAGATCAATGGATTCGAGATTGACACGTTCAATCAACATAAGCTTGAAGAGGGAAAGAAACAAGGTATATGCCCTGTTTGTTCTCACGATAGAAAACCCAAGAATCAAAAAGCACAATGTGCTTCTTACGATTGGGAACGGGGTCTCGGTACTTGTCATAACTGTAACAACAGTTTTCAACTACATACATATAAACGTAAAGGTGACAGCGAAAAAGTATATGTCAAACCAGAGCCTATAGAAATAGTACAGCCTGGAACCAAAGTTGAAGGTTGGTTTGAAACAAGAGGTATTTCCAAACAGACCCTTAGTGACTTAAAAATCACTGAGGGACCTGAATGGATGCCACAGACCGGTAAAACCGAGAATGTAATAAAGTTTAATTATTTCATGGGCGATCAACTTATCAATGTTAAGTATCGTGATGGAAGAAAAAACTTTAAATTATTTAAAGGCGCTGAGAAAGTGTTTTACAACATAAACAGTATAGTAGGTTATGAGTACTGTGTTATTGTTGAAGGAGAAATGGATGTGCTCGCATTGCATGAAGCTGGTGTAACTAACGCTATATCAGTACCTAATGGAGCAACATTGAATACTAACAACTTAGAATACTTGGATTCTTGTATTGATTACTTTGAAGACAAAGAAAAAATCATATTAGCTGTTGATGATGATGAAGCTGGTCAAGCTTTACAGTCAGAGTTAATAAGAAGACTTGGTTCTGAAGTTTGTTTTATAGCTTCATTTGAAGATTGTAAAGACGCTAACGAATACTTAGTAAAACATGGTAAAGAAAAATTATCCCAAAGGATCACCGCAGCGAAACCAGTTCCTCTTGAAAACGTCACAACTTTCAGAGATATCGAGGACGAGGTTACTGATTTTGTTAGAAATGGCTTTAAACCAGGATTTCAGGTTGGCCTTGAAAATTTTGATAAAATATTTTCAACTTACACTGGTCAGTTCATTACTGTTACTGGCATACCAAGTTCCGGGAAAAGTGATTTTGTCGACCAAATGGTTGTTGGCTATAATCAGAATTATGGTTGGAAAACAGCTTTTGCTTCACCTGAGAATCAGCCGACTTATCTGCACGCTCATAAATTAATGCGTAAGACTTGGCAGGGTATGCCAACAGAGTCTGATATTGGCGGTGATAGATGGAATCAAATAGCAGATCATTGCAATAGCAATTACTTTCACATTGACATGGAACGTTATACATTAGATTCAGTGCTTAAAAAATCTGCTGAACTTGTTAAACGAAAGGGCATCAAGTGTCTAGTCATTGATCCATTCAATAAAGTTAGAGACGTAGGTGGTTCTGATGATGTCAATAGATACACTATGGAGTATTTACAGAAAATAGAAATATTTGCTAAAAAATACGACGTACTAGTTTTTATTGTTGCGCACCCAACTAAAATGTACAAAGATAAAGATGGTAAAATTGAAGAGCCTACTATGTACAACATTAAAGGTGGTGGTGAATGGTACGATGCCTCATATCACGGTATATTAGTTCACAGAGACTATGAGAATAAAACGGTTAAAGCTAAAGTATTAAAGGTTAAGTTCCAAAACCTTGGAGAAAACGGCGCTGAAGCTCACTTTAGATGGGAACCTAAGTCTGGTTGTTTTATACCTCATCAACCTGTAAACTTAGACGGTGATCCAATGCCTTGGGAATAGATGGCTACTAAAAAAAGTCCATGGGACATGGGAGAATATATGGCTTCTGACAAAGACAATAAAGCTTATGATTGGTGTATTAAAAATGGAATATACATATCACCAACAGCTATGTCTGAAGGAGCTTGGTGGTTAGATATAGATAACAACAACAAGATAAATAGAAGCCCTAAGACATTCACTAAGACTGCAATATGGGAAAAAATGTACGAATACTATAATTATTATTATGACAAATACAAGAAATAAATTTAATAACGCTACTGAAGCATTTGACTATCTGCTCGATAAGATTAGGCTAGATGGTGTAGACTTTAACGGTACTAAAGCTTTATTTAATGTTGGTTTTTATATGGAAGATCCATCTCAAAAAATCATAAAAAATAAAGAACGTAAGTTTAGTGAAAAATATGCTGAGTCTGAATGGCTTTGGTATCTTTCAGGAGATAGAAGTGTAGAGCGTCTCGGTGCTATACACGGCAGAATTCCTCCGATTTGGCTACGTATGGCTGATGAAGACGGTAATGTAAACTCGAATTATGGTTGGCAATGGAAAAGAAATAATCAACTGTATAAAGTTATAGCCATGCTTGAGAACAATCCTAACACTAGGCAAGCAACTATTTCTATATATGACGGAAAAGAAATAGACAATTACTCAAAAGACACGCCATGTACTTATGCAGTTCAGTTTACGATCTTAGATAATAAGTTATGTATGTCAGTTCTGATGCGTTCTAATGATCTCTGGTACGGTTTCTGTAATGATCAGTATCAATTCGCAACGTTGCAACAAATGGTCGCAGACAGTCTGTCTATTGAGACCGGTTGGTATTACCATTACGCACACAATATGCATTTATATAACGATAAACTTTAAAAACAGCAAAATATGTATTATATTTATCACATTCCTGGTAAAAAAATAGGAGCAACACGTAATCTTAAGACAAGAGTAACCCTTATGCAAGGCTATAAGGAGGGAGAGTATGAAGTTCTTGAGCAGTCAGAAGATATAGATTATATATCAGATCGCGAAATAGAACTTCAAAAGTCTTATGGCTATAAAGTTGACAGACAAAAGTATAACAATTTAATTAAATCAAATAAAATGGAAGTAAACATCACAGAGCAAACAACAACGTTTCCAGTGCCTTTAAAAAAGCTTAAAGGTAGACTAATGGACTTAGTAGGTATGAAATGGAAAACATCAGAAGGAGAATTTGTATTAGATCAAAAGTCTATTGAATGGATATTAAAAAATTCTTATGTATCAATGTTTAACGATAAAAGGTGTTTTTTATATAACAAGGCACTAGCTGAGTACTTTAAGGGTGATGCTCCAGTTAAAAAACAAAAACCAAAAGACAAAGAAGTTAAAGTTTTTAAAAAGATTAGACAATGGGCAACGGATAGAGGTTTATATGTAGCTGGTGATCCAATTACTCAATATGTTAAACTTCAAGAAGAAGCAGGAGAATTAGCTCAAGCTTTACTTAAAGATGATCAGCCTGAAGTTATCGACGCTATTGGCGATATGGTTGTAGTTCTAACAAACTTAGCTCATCAAAGAGGTGTTAGCATTGAGCACTGTATTAATTCAGCATATGAGGTTATCGCAGAGCGTAAAGGTAAGATGATTAATGGAACGTTCGTAAAAGAAACATTATAATGGGCAAGCAGGAAATAGAATTTAGAGACCCAGTTGTAAAAAGAGTTGTAAAAAAGTTTGTTGATAGATCTAACCTAGGGTTTGAAAAGTACGGTAGAACCTTAGACGCTGAAAGAACTGGTGGTCATAAAGGTTTGTTTGGCTATTTAAACGACGTTCAAGAAGAACTAATGGACGCGATCTTATATTTACAAGCAGCTAAGGAAGAGTATTCAGACCTTAAAGAGCAAAAGGAAATAGACACTGAATTAGAACGTATGGAACGTATGAATGTAATTGCTCAAAACGGTAACACAGGAGAGCATTATGAAGAAAACTTATAAACGTAAAAGTGGAAAAAGAGGTCCAGTAAGAGCAAAGAAGGTATCATATGATGGTATCGACTTTGCCTCAGGGCTTGAAAAGTATATGTACATAGCTCTTAAAAAAGCTAAGATAAAAACAAAGTACGAAGGAGAAACCTTTGTTCTATTAAATGGTTTTCATTTTGAAAACGAAGTATATGAAAGACAAGCAAATGGTAAAGGCGACTACGTAAACAGAGGTTGCAAAAGAATATTACCAATAAAGTATACTCCAGATTTCATAGGTCAAGACTTTATAATAGAAACAAAAGGTAGAGCAAACGAATCATTTCCAATGCGTTGGAAGATGTTTAAGTTACTAGTGTCTAATCAGTTTCCAGGACACACACTTTATAAACCACAAAATCAAAAAGAATGCGACGAGACGGTAAGGCTGATTTTAGAGAAACAAAACACATAGCTAGACAAAAATACGCCGAAAGACAAATTGATAAGTTTGTGAAGTGGAGCTGGGAAGCTAAAGGCAAAGTAAAGTATTCAGATATAAAACAATTACACAACAGATACGATATAGAATGTTATGCAAGAACAAGACGAAAGTAAAAAAGGTTGGGCAATAGAAATTGGTATTTACCCAGGAGTATTATTCGGTGTAAGAAGCTACGAGGCGAAAGATGGTAAAATACACGTGTTGTATTTACCGCTTATAGATATAGCCTTACATATATATGGATAATGATACAGAGATGAAGTTTGAGACAATAAATATGTTTTTAGGTAATGTATTACTAGAAATGAAAAAAGTCTCAATTAAGTCATCTAAACAGGACATGTTAGCTTATATTAGCGCATGGGAAAACGAATTACAAACTATTAAATTTATGATACAATAATGGGATTATTTGACGAGAGAATAGCATACAAGCCTTTTGAGTACCCAGAGTACTACACCGAGGGTTGGCTAAAACAAGCTCAGGCTTTTTGGCTACATACCGAGATATCAATGCAGAGCGATGTTAAAGATTGGAATGAAAAGTTAAACGCAAAAGAAAAAAACTTAGTTGGTAATATACTACTAGGATTCGCGCAAACAGAATGCGCTGTCTCAGATTATTGGACACAAAAAGTTGTTGGTTGGTTTCCTAAACATGAGATACAGCAAATGGCTATGATGTTTGGGTCACAGGAGACAATACACGCTGTTGCTTACAGCTACTTAAACGAAACATTAGGATTAGAAGACTATGAAGCATTTTTACACGAACCTGCAACGGCTAAAAGATTTGAAAACTTACTTGCCTACTCAGGTAATACTCCTGCTAGTATCGGTAAGTCTCTTGCTATTTTTAGCGCTTTCGCTGAAGGAGTATCTCTTTACTCTGCTTTTGCTGTGTTATATAGTTTTCAGATGCGTAATCTCCTTAAAGGTGTAGGTCAACAAATGAAATGGTCTGTTAGAGACGAATCTTTACACAGTAAAATGGGTTGTAAACTGTTTAGAGACATGTGCTCTGAAAATAATCAACTGTTAGATCTTTGCAGATCAGATGTTACCGATGCCGCAGAGACTATGGTAAAATTAGAAATAGATTATATTAACAAAATGTTTGAAATGGGAGATGTAGAAGGCATATCTGCTAATGATCTTAAGCATTTTATAAAAAAGAGAACAAATGAAAAACTTGTGGAACTTGGCTACGTTGACCTTGGTTCGTACTTCGCGTATGACGAGAAAGCAGCAGCTAATCTTGATTGGTTCTATCATCTTACCGGCGGGGTCACTCATACTGATTTTTTCGCGACTAGGCCGACGGATTATTCGAAAGCTGGTGAAGGAGAGGACTTTGAAGACATTTGGTAAATTAATAACAATTAAAGAAATAGAAGAACAATTATATGAAAGGAATGAAATCAAGTAAAGTAGATGTTTTAGAGAAAAAAGTAAATGCTTTGATCAATGTAGTAAAACAAATATTAGATGAAAACGCTTACTTAAAAGACTTATCAGTCGGAACATTAGAAACAGTAAAACAATTTAAAGAGTATGATAAAGCAATTGAAAAGCTCAAAGAGAAACTGGCTGAAGAAGCTAGTGAGGCCGAAAAAGCTAAAGCCCTGGGAGAGATTATCAAGTAGAATAGGTTATATGGGTAGTGGTTTTTTAATTGCTGCCCAATGGACCATACAACCAGAACTGTACGTAATAGGTTTTATATTTGTAGTAGTACAGACAGCATCAAGAAAGCAATGGAATTTAGTTGCTTTAAACATTAATGGGCTAATAGCCTGGATAAATCACTTAATATAACATGTGGAATAATGAATGGATCAAAGGAGAAGATTACCCTTTAGTTAAATTATTTTCACTTGTAACTTACTGATTATCAACGCTAAATAAAATAAGTGTTTACAGATGATGTAACTTTAAATGTAAACGTGTAATAATATAAATAACAAACCAAATGGAAATAGATATGAATATAACGAGTTGGTCGGATCAAGACCTTGAATCTCTATGTCTTCCTGAAAACCATAAAATAACTTTTGACGGTTATGAATATTGGTGGTATCATAAAATACACGGGAACAAATGGGATCTACATTACGTTAATGGCTTTGAAGACTGGAAAAAACCTTATAGTTGGCTGCAAGCTAGTCTATATAAATGGTCTAAAGAATTAACTGATCGTAAAGTAAAATCAGCATCAAGTTATTTTTATCAGATGAAACAAAACTTAGAAAAAACTAAGGAAGTTATGTCTATAAGTAATAACAAGAAGCTAAAAACAAAAGTTAAAATTAGATTAATCAGAGAGCTAATGCCTAAGGAAACTGTTCAGTACGTTGCTGATGTGTTGAGTATAAGTAGACAAGCTGTTCATAGACATTTATAATATGACAAGAATACACGATGATAACAATGGCTACGCAAGTGAGGTAACTTATAAAAGAACACCAGAACAAAACAGGACGTCTAGACAAAAGTTTTTTGAAAAAATGTACCCTGATGCACCTAGAGAAGGTGTTTATATTATAAAGAACGAGATAAGTAATATAGTATATATAGGAGAGTCAAATAATTTACCTAGAAGATTAGCTGAGCACGTAGGAGGTTATGACAAAACAAAAAGCTTTCATAAAGGTAAACTTGATAGTTGCTTTGTTAAAGAGTTTTATAGTTATGAAGTTATAGAAACCACTAGTAAGCAAGAAAGATTAATTAAAGAAATAGAACTAGAATTTAAACACGAGCCTAAGTATAATAAAAGATGGCGAACAAAATAAATAAAATATGTGGAATAATGAATGGATTAAAGGAGAACAGTATCCTGCGTGGGGTGATACGGACGTATACAAAAAGACAATATCCGGGGGATATTTATTTGACGGAGAAAATCCTAGAGAAGCATACCAAAGAGTCGCTAAAACTGTTGCTCGTAGGCTTTATAAACCGGAACTTGCTGAAACCTTTTTCGAATATATTTGGAATGGTTGGTTATGCTTGGCATCTCCTGTACTTAGCAATACTGGTACTGACCGTGGGTTGCCTATTAGCTGTTTCGGTATTGACGTAGCAGATAGTATACAAGACATTGGAAGTAAAAATTTAGAGATGATGCTACTCGCTAAGCACGGCGGTGGAGTTGGTATCGGTATCAATCAAATTAGACCCGCTGGCGCTAAAATAACAGGAAATGGAACATCAGACGGAGTCGTACCTTTTTGCAAAATGTATGATTCAACAATCCTCGCTACCAATCAAGGATCTGTCAGAAGAGGCGCTGCTTCCGTTAACATCAATATTGAACACGACGATTTCGAGCAGTGGTTGGAAATCAGAGAGCCTAAAGGAGATGTTAACAGACAATCGCTTAATCTACATCAGTGCGCAATTGTTGGTGATAAGTTTATGCGAAGGCTTGAACAAGGAGATAAGGACGCTAGGAATAGATGGAGTAAACTACTTAGAAAACGAAAAGCCACTGGAGAGCCGTATATTATGTTTAAAGGTAATGTTAATAAGGCAAATCCAGAAGCATATAAACAAAATGGATTAAAAGTGCATATGACGAACATTTGTTCTGAAATAGCACTACACACCGATGAAACGCATAGCTTTGTATGTTGCTTGTCGTCTTTAAACTTAGCAAAATATGAAGAATGGAAAGACACTAATCTTATACATGACGCCATCTGGTTTCTTGATGGAGTTATGGAAGAATTTATTCAACGTGCAAAAGGCCTCAGAGGATTCGAAAACACTATTCGATCTGCGCAGAAAGGGCGTGCATTGGGCTTGGGTGTGCTCGGATGGCATACCTACTTACAAGAGAAAGGTATTCCTTTCGAAGGTTTACTTTCTCAGTTTGAAACTAGGAAAATATTTTCACAGATCAAAATCGAAAGCGAGAGAGCCTCTAGAGCGCTTGCTGAGGTTTATGGCGAACCTCTTTGGTGTGTTGGTACTGGTATGCGTAATACTCACCTTCGTGCTGTCGCTCCTACTGTTTCCAATAGTAAGCTTAGTGGTAATGTTTCTCCGGGTATTGAGCCATGGGCCGCGAACGTATTCACAGAGCAATCAGCCAAGGGGACTTTTATAAGAAAAAACCCTACGCTTGAGCAAGTGCTAGAAGATAACGGTTTGAATACTAGTGATATATGGAACAAAATTTTAGTTGATGGAGGATCTGTACAAGATGTTAAAGAGCTTAACGATGTTCTTATTGGTAGCCACGACATACCTGTTAAAGAAGTTTTTCGAACTTTTAAGGAAATTAATCAGTTAGAGTTAGTAAATCAAGCTGGTTTAAGGCAGCAATATATAGATCAATCAGTAAGTTTAAATCTTGCTTTTCCTTCAGAAGCTACTCCTAAGTGGTTGAACAAAGTTCATTACGAGGCTTGGAAGTCAGGTGTTAAGACTTTATACTACACTAGAACTGAAAGTGTTTTACGTGGAGATATTGCTCAACAAGCTATGAGTGAAGATTGTTTAGCTTGCGATGGCTAAGTAAACTAATAAGTTTACAAAATAAATAAAAAGTAAACTAATAAGTTTACAAATAAAGTTTATGCTATACACGTAAACAAAAAAAGGGTCCTCAATATGAGGGCCCTTTCTTATTTAGGAACGTTAGGTATGGTACGCCTATTTATTTTGTTCCTTTTTCCTTCTTGAACATCAACCAGTATAAAAACGAGTTCCATTCTTTTTTTAGTTTTTCTATCATATTATTTTTTTACACAGTTATTAACCATCTTCGTTTTACCTCCTTTAGTTTTTTTACCACTTGGAGATTTTTTCTTACCTTCAGCTTTGTAACCTGGCCAACATTTTTGCTTTAATGGTGATCCAATCCAAAAACCATTGTGTCCTTGTACTCCTAAGCCTTGAGGCCCAATTCCTTTTTTGTCCATATATTACTTTTTAGTTGTTTTACTCCATCTGGCTTTATAACCTCGAATGTCT